GCACTACTCAAGTCAGGCTGGGAAGCCTGACGATCGGAGGAATTATAGGTTGAAAGAAAATAGGAGGAAAGCCCCCCCCACTTTCTGAATATTTTCACAAATTTTAACCCAATATGATCTTTGATCAATTATCCATCTCTTCTGAGCTTAGTTCGCTCCTAAGAGATTATAACCGACTTCCAATCCCCCAACACAGGTTCCCTTCCCGAATAAGAAGGTACCGGTGGGCCTAGTAACCCCACCAAAGTGCTTGGTGAAAGGTATGAAGGTTGATATTGGATCCTTTGAAGATGGCTTTCTAAACAAAGGCTATTTCATGGGTGAAAATAAACTAGATCACGTGCTTCTTTCTCTTCTACATCTAATAGATGCTAGATCAGCCGACGGTCGTAAGACTTGTCGGCTCTTCGATCACCAAGGTTTTACGTATTTAGTAAATGTAAAACATTTAGTTATGAAGATTAATAAGCACACCAATAAATCAATAGGTTTCCGTTATAAGAAGGAAAGCTCCAAACCCGGATTTAATCCGGTGGAATTTTCCCTCCGTTACGGAATCCCTATTGACCGCGCATCTGGATTACTACCTCTCCGATTCAAAAATCATCGGGTAGTTTTCCATTCCCTAAAATTATCTTATGCACTTTATATAACTCTTCGGATGTTTAAACTGGACTCAATATATACCAGGCAGAGATTCCGAAAGGGAAGGATATTCCTTTCCCAAAAGAATCTTCTGTCCATGATTTTTATCAAAGTCCTCAAAAGCATCCAAGAATTACATCTCTCGTCCGAGAAGGAGATAATAAAGTGTATTAAGAATTCGCTCTGTCTTCTCGTGTCTAACACATTCGAACAGGAAGAGACCCCCGAGACTCCTCATATTAGATTGTTTCCCGAAGAAATTTATACTCGGTTGAAACAAATAAGTCTAAGGGAGCGCTCTCGTTTCTCGTTCAGTTGTCTTCAGTCCAAAGTGTTATGTGAAGAGGTATCCGAAGATTTTATCTTAGATACCCTCATAAAACACCAGTCACAACTCTCCTCACCCCATCCGGGGGTATCTGAGGAGGCTCTCTCTTTTCTCAAAGAGGCCGGGAGAGAATTCGGAAAAAGGGTTAGTAAATATTACCAACCAAAATCCGGATCCTTTCCCAGCAATAGAGCCACCTTCAGGTTCCCTCGTGCAATGGGGGGAGTGAAAGGTGACCTGGTTTTCCACGGTCGTCTACAGGATTCTCCTCACGAAGATCCTGATGACCGAATGGAACCATTTGTAATTGGACTTTTTGGACAACCTGGACAAGGTAAGAGCCTCGCACTCAATGAACTTATATTTGAGTTGTCAAGGGCTTTTCCCGGTGTTTCCGCTAAAGACTTAACATACCAACGGACCTGTCATGTAGATCACTGGGATGGTTATCGTAACCAACCCATTGTGATACTCGATGATCTAGGTCAGAGTACAGAAGGAAAAGATATTAGAGAATTTCAAACTCTCGTATCTTGTTGCCCCTATGTTCTGCCAATGGCACATCTCGATGAGAAAGGGAGGAAGTTTTCCTCCCCCATCCTCATTTGTACTTCGAACCTAATGTTTGGTTCAAAGCTGAGATTTGTTTATGAACAGAATAATCCAGTGATAGATGATAATTCCTTTTGGAGGAGATTCCACTTTCCAATCTATGTTGAAAGTTTAAAGTATTACGCCTTAAATTTTCAACCAGAATGGATTAATGTGGATTCCCTCTATTTTGGAAGAACGCCTATCCGGGATGTTGGGGATTCTATCCGTTACTCCGATCATGCTCATTTTCGCCTTCGACCCTCTAAGGAGGTGAAGGGTCCACAACACTGGAAAAGGATGGATTCCTTTTCTGGTCTGGTAGATGTCTTTAACGAACGATGTGTTTTTCATGACAATTACCGACAAACCTGGAAACAAACCGTCGTAGATAAGGTGGAGGATACTGATAAAGTTTTTGATCTTGTTAATGAGATCTGTGTTCAATCTAGAATACAGGCTCTCGATAATAAGGTCACTACTGCTACAGTTCCTCTTTCTGGTCTTCTGGTCGGTTCTGGCTCTCAAAAATCTATTTCCTTTCCTGCCTTCCCCCCTCATGGACCGTTACCGGTCCGGGTGGAACCAATCATCGAACCCTTGAAGGTTCGAACGATTACCGCGGGAATAGGAGATACTTTTTGTTTGAAGCCGTTTCAAAGAGCTATGTGGAAAGCATTGGGGGAATACCCCCAATTTACTCTAACACATGGCACTCAGAATTTAGAACCCTCAATCCAGAGGATTTACAGTTCTGTTTCCGGGTCTGATCTTGTCTGGATCTCTGGCGACTATTCTGGAGCAACAGATTCCTTTGCCATCGAGGCCTCTAAGGCTTTACTTGATGGAATTTTGGAATCTGTAACCCACGAACCGACAAAGAGATGGGCTTTGAAAGAAATTTCTCCTCATCTCTTGGTTTATCCCAAAAATTCTGGGATTGAACCCTCTTTGCAAAAGAGTGGTCAGTTAATGGGTTCGTTGCTTTCCTTCCCGCTTCTATGCTTACTTAACGATTGTATAGCTAGAAGGTCGGGTTTCCGTCCTCATCAATATTTAATCAATGGGGATGACGTTCTCATACGGTGTGAACGAAGTTCATTTCCGAAATGGAAGGAACAAGTACAATCATTTGGACTTGTCCTTTCACAAGGAAAAAACTACGTTCACCCCCGTATTGGAACAGTCAACTCCCAACTAATTTTTGATGGTGAGGTTACGGGATCAGGAAAACAACTTCTTCTGGATCGTCGTCTACGGATCCTTGGTGATTGTCTTCGAGAATTGGAATTAGCAATGCCAGAAACCCCCTCTGTGGAAGTCATTGATCTTTTTAAATCAATCAACCGAAAGAAACTCTCCCTAACTGTTCGGAACATCAATGTTCCAGTTAGTCATGGGGGACTATCTTTCTCCTGGGGACACGAACTAGATACACGTTCTGAACGTACAGCTATTTTGTGCTACCTCTATGACCTCTTTAAAAAGATCAAACCAGAGAAGGGTTGCTTGTCAATTCCATATTTCTCGAATGAAGAGAAGCGTCTGTCTTTAGCCAGAGAAGAAGAGAGACAGTTTAATGAACCGGTAGGATTAAAGGAATTTCATGAAGATTTCATTACCCCAGTTAATCTCTCACTTGTGAGAGAGAGACTAGTGGGTAACCCTCACTTGCGGGACGTATTTTTGTCCCAGCCCCTTAAATCCCTACCTTCATTAACCTATCTCACTACTTTACAGATCCCCTTTACGGATGTTAAGATTAAAAAAGAATTACAGTTATCGATAGATAACTCCTTTTTTAAACACTTCCTCCAAGGGGGTCTGGATTTTGGCTATGAGCGTTTTAGGAAAGAATTCCTGCAAACAACAATGGGTCTCGCTACAAATTGTAAGAAGTCCTCCCAACAGATCGTCGATTTTATGGATTTAAATCTAAAACCGGATTATCTAAAGCTAATCAACATAAATTTCAAGCCCCAGTCCTTCTCTAAGGATCTCTTTGAAGAGTCCCTAGGAAGGGCACTAGAGCCGAAACAGTTTGATCTTCCTTTAGATTTTCCAGATTTTGAAGATTTTTCCATCGACATTGTTGAGGGATTTCGGGAACAGTTTTTCCGAGAGGTTGAGGAAAATTTCGAATTCCTCCCTCCGGATTCTATTCCACCATGTAGCTGAATGGGAGGGATAAGGATGAGTAAACATCCTGTTCTATCCATCCCTTTCCCTGTTCTTTGTTGTTCTTTAGTCAATGGTAGTCCGTTTTTCGAAACGTCCATTCTATTCTTTTCACTGCAGCCGAAGGAGAAGTGTATCTCCCTCTGGGTTAACTCAAAAGCTTACTTCTGAGCGGGTGAAAAGAATCGAATTGATATTTCTTAAAACGTAAGTACTAAGAACTACCAACTGATTAATCGCAGAAATTCTGATGCGTGCTTGGTCGATCTAATTCAACTGATACAGTTATGTCTGATTCGCAGAATCTTGTTCTTTGAGGTTATGCAGACATGACAGGAACTGAAATGTTCC